AAGTACCGATGGGGATTTGCTCGTCAAAAAGCACAGCTAAGCAAGTGGTACACTGGCCCTGTAGGAACTGAGTATTCTTCAAAGTACCAATTGCCTTCTGACATGATGGTTTTAATTAAGTTGAACCCCAGTATTCCATACAATGTTTTGAACGGGCAGGTATATTGTAACTACAGTGACACGCTTTATTGTGATTATATTGCCGACACAGATGAAAGTAATTGGCCACCGTATTTTTCTAAGATGATTGAGTACGCATTAGCTAAAGACTTTGCCATACCTATTAGAGACAGCAGTTCTTCTAAACAAGAAATGGCAAATGAATACGTTATTCAGTCAAGGATGGCGCGTTACGCTGATGCACAGCAACACCCTATAACCCCTATTGCAGACAGGCCATTTATAGACGTAAGGTTTTAAATCTGCAATTTTAGATATGAGCGTATAAATGGCTAAGAGCAGATACTTACAATCCAATTTTACATCTGGTGAGCTATCCCCTTTCCTTAAAGGTCGCACTGACCTTGAGCAGTATTACTTTGGCTTAGAAACTGCCGAGAATGTAGTTATTGTCCCTCAGGGTGGAGTTAAGCGTAGACCTGGAACAAGGTATCAAGCTACAGCAGAAGCATCTTTAAACTTTAGAAGCACCTCTGGTTCTAACCTAACCATTACGACTGCGTCTGGCATATCTGCTTCGATACTGAACTACGGCCCAACAACCAATGACGAAGTAACTACTGAAGGCGATACGGCAATAGGGACAACAAACCCCTATGTTGTTGCTAAGTATGCTGGTGATCAAACTGGCTTGCCTGTTAAGTTTATTGATGTGGTGAACATTAGCCTGTTTGCTGGTGGGTCTGGATCTTCCTCTACACAGTTTAAAGTTCAGGGGTCAAATGATGACGCTACTTGGACTACTATTGATAGCATTCCTTTGGTCGATACTACTCCGCGCACATACCGATTTGGTGTGGATGTAAACTATCAATACTATCGACTAGCTAGAGTTGGCAGCACTGATCTCGGAGCAGCTAAACTTAGAATTGCTCAGTTTAATTTGTTTACTACTTACGCTCCAAGCCAGTACAACAACACTAAAACCTTTGATCTGTCTGTATCAAGAACAGAAAAGTATCTTCTTGTAATGACAGATGGAAACTTGAGAATTTACAGCGCAAGCGGTGGGCAGCTTTCGCATGATGCAGATATTAGAATCCCATACACTAACCAACAAATACCAGACGTTAGAGACGCTAACACTGAAGGCGTAATCATATTGTTCCATGAGGAACATCCATCTATTCGTATCTTTAAGCAAGATGGGGAATGGAACGTGTCAAACGTGCCTTATGCGAATATCCCAGAGTATGATTTTAATGACACCAGTAGCCCAACACCTGTCGCTGCTGTGCAAACCATTCTATTTCATAACGACCACCCTGTAGGAATGCAGTTCCAAATTGATGTTGAAGGAGTTTTAAGTAGAAACATTACTTATGCCGCAGGAGCAAGTGGGACAGATGCCGCGCTTACTACTGCCTTTAATATACAGGAAGCATTGCAAAGCATGCCTAAGTTTGGAGATACTGGTATAGAGGTAATCTTCTCTGCAACAAATACATGGCAAATTACAATGGATGGTGAGTCTGCAAATGACTACCTCCAGTTCACTGCATTTCAAACTTCAGATGAAGCAGCGAATCACCCGATTACATGCACTAAAGTAACGTCAGGAAGAAAGCGTACAGAGCCTGTGTGGGGTGTCCATGACAATATTATTGATGGTGTTACAACATCGGTTAATCGTGGCTATCCGAGACTAGGCGCTTTCTTTGAGGGTCGTTTATGGCTTGGCGGGACTAGGGACAAACCGCAGTCTTTGTTTGCTTCCAGAATCGGCAACTTCTTTGATTACTTCATTGAAGACGCAGCGGCAGACGAAGCTATATTTGTCACCCTGTCTGCAAGAGAGTTTACTGAGATCATTGATGTAATGCCGCAACGAGGATTGCAACTTTTCTGCGCTGGTGGAGAGTTCTCAGTTACAGGATCAACACCTGTAGATATTAGCATACAGTCTCAGTCACAGCATGGGTCGTCTTACATTGAGGTTAAATCTCTCGATGGCGCTAGTTTATTTATTGACGAGAACGGCAAGACCTTACGACAGTATTTATATAACTTTAATGAAGACGCATTTCAGTCAAATGATATTTCCGTTATGTCCTCGCACCTGCTTGATGATCCTGTTGATCTTGCTGTATTGCCTGGAACATCAGATTTGGATGCCAACTATGTTGTTATTATTAATAAAGATGGCAGCGCAGCAATATTAAACACTCTTAGGTCGCAAAATATTAACGGCTACACTAAGTGGACTCATAAGCGCCCAGATGAATCTTTAGATAAGATTATTAGCGCATCAGTAGTCGGCAACAAAATATACTTTGTGACGCAAAGAGCATTAGCAGGATATGTAACTGCTATCGAGGAGTGGGACTTTGATAGGCTTACTGACTCGGCTGTACTTTACGTAAACCCTTCTGCTGGCTTTTTATCAGGCTTAGATCACCTTGAAGGCAAAGAGGTGTCTCTGGTTGGAGATGGAACATACCTCGGCACTAAAACAGTATCGAGTGGATTGATTAGCATTACGGCTGATGAAGCTGATTACAATGAGTTAGAGGTCGGGTTAAACTTTGTACCTACAGTTAAAGGAATGCCAATTGCTACTAATGCAGGATCAGGTGTTAACGTGATGCGCGATAAACGCATTGTACGCATGAATCTGCGCGTTTACGAAAGTTCTGGTGTTACTATTGATGGAAACACAGTGCCCGTTAGATCGTTCGGTGATGCGTCTAACAGCCCTTTAAACAACCCATTCCCTAAGCAAACTGGTATTATTGAAGATAATCATGGTGGCAAGGGTTGGGGTATTGATGTGCAGCCTGAAATTACATCTCCAAATCCTGCTCCATTCCACCTTCAAGCCATTGAGTATGAGGTAGAGTCGTCGTGAATGAAGTCGCGCAGTTAAGTGATATTAAAAAATTGCAGAGCATGATGCTTAACGTAAAGCAGGCTGAGCTGGAAACCCGCCACCACTTTACTGACGGAATGTATGCCAGAGAGCTGTTTATTCCTGCTGGGGTATGCCTAGTAGGTGCAACACATAAGACAACGCATTTTTTTACGGTAGTGCGCGGCAAATGCAGAATAGCAACAACGTCAGGCAATGAAGAAGTTTCTGCTCCGTATATGGGAGAGACGTTGCCTGGAACAAAGCGTGTGATATATGCTGAAACAGATTGTGTGATTATGTCGTTTCACCCCACGACCCTGACCGACTTAGATGAAATAGAAAGGCTTTTATTAGAGCCAGAGGATATATAGATGACATTTGCACTTACAGCCGCTGTTATATCAGCTGTTTCCGTTGTTGGAAGCGCATCAGCACAAAGAGCAGCAGGCAAGGCTGAGGAGATAGCGTTAAAGGAAAGAGCCAAGCAAGAAAAGCTTGCAGCGGAAGCGAACGCTTTGCAGAGGCAGCAGGAACTGGCTGAAACTTTGTCTAAAAACTTAGTAGCTATGGCTCAGTCAGGCATTGCTATGGAGGGCAGTCCCCAAGCATTAGGAGAATCCATTGCTGAGAATATCAGTGCCAGCGAGGGAACCATTGCTTTAAGTGAAAGGCTTAGCCAAAGACAGCTTAAACGTGCAGGTGATACAGCTGCATCACTAGGTAATGTACAAGCTGCGGCAACACTTCTTGGCGGTGCTGTAGATATCGGCAGAACATATAAGATAGACACGCAATAAGGAATTGTAATAATGGCTAAACGCGAACGTATTGGATTTTATGGCAGGTTTACTCCAGCTCCGGTAGATATGTCTCAAGCTAACAAGTTTAAGCAGTTAGCTGGCATTGCCGAGGATGTGGGTGGATTAGCTTTGTCCCAGGCTAAACGCATCCGCGAAGAGCAGGGGTTAGAAGCGGCAGAAACTGCTGTAGAAAAAGCCAAAACTGTTGACCCAGAAACAGGAATTATTACCTACGAAGACGTAGATAAGAAAAGCTCCTTTGGGTTTTTTGGCTCTGCATTTAACGAGGCGGCCAGCATAAAAATGCGCCAAGCTAGGCAGGCGGCTGAAGCAACCAACATGCAAAACTTAGATAGAGACATCAGGGAAACTGTTTATTCTCTTGAAAAAGAACATGAAGGCAACCCCGTTGCATTTGAATCTGCACTTCAAAGTTATACTGAAGGTACTATAGAGGGCATCTCAAGCTTAGACGAGGATGTGCAGGCTAAAGTAATAAACTCTCTTTCTGCAAAAAGTCTTTCTGCTCGCAACAGGGTATCCACTAAGTATGAAGCTGACGAGCTAACAAATAACATTAAAGCTCAAAGATCAAACATTGATGAGGCCATTAGTGCTGCATCTCGGTTGATGGCTAGAGGTGACAGCGAAGAAGCTCTAGCTGAATTAGCTAACATTGAGACTATGATGGTTTCTGTTGGTAATATTGATTCTACTTTTGATGTGAAAGAAAGTATAAGGCGTGTTAGAAATACACTTTATCAAGTAGACAAAGTAGAAGAGTTTCGCCGCCTGGTTTCTGAGGAAGGTCAGGACGCGGCTAAAGAAGCCTTAATAAAGTTTAGAGATGAAGGCGCTCCAGAAACCTATGATGCGCTTGAGTTTGATGCGTTTGTTTCTCAATTGAATACAGAGATAAACAAAGAGGCTTCATTAAGAAGCGCGCAGTCTCAAGAAAAACAAATAAAAATTAATAAAGAGCTTGATGATGTCATTGCAAAACTAAGCATGGGATTTACGCTTACTAAAGATGAAATTGATTCTGCTAATAAATTGGCATTCGGAACTCAAAGACAGTCTGAAATAGAAGATGCTATGTTGCTGGCTCCATTTAACTCGCAAAGCTATGAAAACCAAAATATATCTATTGCCTCTGCTGAGCAAAATGAAGAATATGCTTTAATGAGTAGAATGAAAATAGCTCAAGCAACCCAAAGGAACGCAATTGCAAAAGACCCTTACACCTTTGCAGTACGACAAGGGCTAATCGAGCGAGCAGATTTAAATTTGTCTGAGCTGGGTACAGATGAGTTTGCGAATAGCTTAGAGCAAAGAAAAGAACAGGCTGAGTTTTTGAGTGGATATTATGGGATGCGTATATCGCCTCTTGAAGCTTCAGAGCAGACAGCTTTAAAGCAAGCATTGCCTGATATGGACCAGGCTCAAAAAATACTACTAATGGATTCTTTTGGCTCTGACTCTGGTTTATGGGGATCAATAGCTGACGCTGGTGATGTTGGGGTATTCGCTCAGCTTGCAGCATTAGGCAATGACGATGTATCTAGGATTGCTTTAAAAGGTCAGGAAAAACAGCAGTTAAAAGGTATTGTGTTTGACCCTAAGAAAAGCGATTACTTAACTGTATTTAATGATGTGGTAGGTGACGTTTATAATTTAGATAATAAAAACTCTACACTCCAGACAGCTATAGCCCATTATTTAGGAACAACAGACGAAGAGGTCTTCAACCCAAACATATTTAGACGCTCTATTCAGGCTGTAACTAGCGGCATAAATAAGGTTAGAGGCTATCCAACTCAAATGAATGGGCTTACAGAATCTGAGATTGAAATGTACTTTGATTCTATTACTGCTGATGATTTAGCTGAAATGGGTGCTGTGCCTAAATCCATCGTAGGAGGAGGTTTTACCTATTTTACACCAGGCTTGGCGCCTGTAGCGGATTTTGAAAAGGTTGATTTAAATCTTCGTCTGATAGAAGAAGGTCGAATTAAAGCGGTTGCAGGAAGAGGAAACTACGTGGTAACTGCAAAAGACGGTCAAACAATCACTGATCGCGCGGGTAATGAAATTGTTTTCAACATCACTGAAAAGAAGTTATCCTCGATTCTTAACAGCCGCACTTATACTCCAGGCAGAAGATATGGTCTTTCATTCCTTCCTGGTGGCGTTGATGAAATGCCTATGATGTCCAACCGTCTTCGCTATCGGTCAGATGATTTATAAGGAAACATAATGCCTATTTTATCCACAAAAGATAGTATGAACTTTGTTCCTATTGATGAATCACGTTCACTCGCTCCTTCGTTTTACGAAACTATGGCCGCAGGCTTTCAGTTTACTGTGGACGAGGGATTGTCTATTTCGAGCGACCTTAATAGGCAGGCTTGGTATGATCGAAGAACTCAGTTAGAAGGACTGTACGAGGATGGCTTTGATGTCGGCCCGTACATACAAGATGACGGTAAAATTGATTACAACGGAATAGCAGATGCAACTGGGTTATTGAAAAGTGACACCCAGTTAGCAGAAGAGCGCAACAATATACTTGCTGAAAGACGACGAGCCAATGAAGATGTTTTAGAGAGAGGCAATGGTTTAGCGCAATTCTTTGGTATGGCTGGCGGTTACATGCTAGACCCAATCAACATAGCCACTTTGCCTATAGGTGTTGTGGGGGCAGCTAAAGGGATTGGAACAGTAGCCGCTGCATTGCGAGGTGTTGGAACTCAAGGTGCGATTGCCGTTGCTTCTGAGGCTGCTATACAGCCGTTCGTTTATAAGCACAAGCTAGAGATTGGATCTCCGTATGATACGCAGGATGCTATAGAAGCTATTGCCTATGCCGCTGGCGGTGCTGCAATTATTGGCGGGGTTCTTGGTGGGGTATCTGGATATCTCCGCACCTTAGCTGACAAGTCTGAAATTGAAATAGATCAGGTACTCAGGGAAGCACAAGGAGCAGAATTAAGAAGCGCCACTTTTACGCCAAAGTTTGAAAAGCTAATAATTACAAAGCCTACTGACGACCCGTTAACTGTGATTACTGCCCGACTAAAGGATGAAGCAAATGACTCATTAGGAAGGGTTGGGGTTAAGGGCGCAAAACAAAGATTACATCAGGCAAAGTATGACCTGAAGATGCACGTTAAGCGAAAGCCTGTGCCTAAGAAAGTTATTTCTGATATAGCTGATATTCCTGAATTTGGTAAAAAACCATTATCGCAGTCAGTTTCCGAGTTGGATCTACACGCTATTAATCGGTATGAAGACGGTAAACAGTTTCTTTCAAGGAAGCTGCAAGAGGCTGAGGCTGATTTAGAAAAGCTAAAGAGAGCTAATAGATCAAAAGAAGAAGTTAATCAGATAGCTAAAGGAAGGATGCCAAACAGGGTTAAGAAAGAGATAGATGAGATGGAGATTAATTCTACTCCAGAGACTCAATCTATTAGTATGCTGAGGCGATATGCTGATGACCTAAGAGCGCAAAAAGGGTTTCGGGTAGAAGAGGTTCCACTAAAAGGACTTGAGGATGCGCTTGCTACTGGCCCTGTTAAAAATGCAGTTCCAGCTATGGTTAAGGCAATTGATGATACCTTAAAGAAGCTAGATACCTCTACTCCTGAGAATCAAGTAAAGTCTAACGACCTGCTTGCGTTAAGGGAGCGAATAGTTGCTGATGAAACAGATGGGCGTAACATTGTTTCTCAAATAGTCAGAGAGAATAACGAGAAAGATTTAGCGATTATGGCCGCTAATGAGTCTGCTCTTAAAGAGATGAACAGCTACTATGTTAAGCCAGAAGACTTTATTGGCCCCGCTAAACCTGATTCACCTAAAGCACCAGCTACCAACCTAGAAAGACAAGTGTTGGATGATGATGGCATGGGCAAATATTTTGACGAAGAAGTTGCGGCATACAACCGGCTAGAGAGCAAACAAATCTTTGACGAGAATGGAAACATAGTCGATGCTGACAAAGTTATCCAAGAATTAAATGATGATTTAGATGGGCTAGATTCCATAATGAGGTGTTCAATTGGCTAGTTTTGATTACTGTATTGATCAGGCCGTTAAAGGCGCAAAGATCAATAAAAGTGTGGCCCAGCAAATTAAGGATGCTCAAGACCCTGAAGCAATGGTCAGAGAGTTGGCGGCAAACTATAGCCGCATCAAACGCGAAAAGTTAATTGACGCTGTTCGTCTTTCTGTGAACATGCAGAAAATACAGTCTCACCCTGACGGCCCGTTAGCTGGACTACAGTCTCTGCTGTCTAGGGACAATAAAGCAAAGGCTACATACTCAAACGTAGATATGCAGTCTAAGGTTTATGAGCAACGGTTTCTTGGTGAGTTTGGTGATGCCCTGTCTGTTTTTAGAACTAGAATGTTTGGCCTTTCTCAGAACGAAGAGGGGCTAAATAAATTTATTAAAGCTCTTTATGGTGAAGCTGTTGGCGACGTTAAAATAGAAAAATTTGCTAAAGATTGGCTGAAGCTTGTCGAGAATATTCGCGTCACGTTCAACGAAAAAGGAGGGAGTATCAGCAAGAATGAAAACTGGCTGCTTCCTCAACACCATGATATGCAAAGAATCCATAAGGCAGATGAAAAGGAATGGATAGGATATATCAGTGACAGGTTAGACCGAAGCAAGATGCTAGACGATGAAGGCAAGATGCTGGACGATGAGCAGCTAGAGCAAGCTTTAAAATATGTTTACCAAACCATTACCACTGGTGGCATGAACAAGGCTAAGGGTTTAACAATACCAAGAGGCTTGGGTAGAAAGCTGAGCAGAAAAGGTTCTGAGGAGCGATTCCTGTATTTTAAAGATGCTGAATCATGGATATCTTACAACAACAAGTTCGGGAAGGGCGATGTATTAACAACTCTTACTGACCACATAACCGCAAGAGCAAACGACATTGCGCTGGTAGAAACGCTGGGAACTAACCCTAAAATAATGTTTGATACTTTAATGAATCAAGCAAAGCAGTTGGGTACTGTTTCTCAGAAAGGCGAGGCTTTGGCTCAGGCCACATTCAATGTTGTTAGCGGAGCAATAAATGGTGGCAATCTAACTACTCTTGCTGACGGATTCCAGGGAGTTCGTAACTTGATGGTTGCGTCTAAGCTAGGTAAAGCATTCTTAGCATCTTTCACTGATTTAGCGACTTCAGGTTTAACCGCGTCATACAATGGAATAAGTGCAACTAAAGTTTTCAAGCGACAGCTAAAAATGTATGCCTCAGCAACAGAGGAAGATAAAAAAGCTTTAGCTAGAATGGGTCTCGTGTTTGACACTTGGGCAGGTAGAGCGCACTCAGCAAATAGATTCGCAGATACGTATGGAACTGGAGGCACTGCTAAGGTAGCTGAGGTTGTATTGCGAGGATCTGGCCTAGAGTGGTGGACAGAATCTGGCCGTAAAGCATTCAGCATGGAGTTTGCTGGGATGCTGTCTGACAACTTTGGGAAATCGTTTGACGACCTTAACTCTGTAATGAAGAGAGGGTTTGACACCTACGGTATATCTAAAGAAGATTGGGACGCATTTAGAACCTCTAAAAAAATTAAGATTCAAGGCGCTGAATTTGCTGACCTTACCGCAGATGCTAGTATGAAGTTTCACCGCATGGTGCTAACTGAGGCTGACTTTGCTGTTCCTACTCCTGATGCAAGGGTTAGAGCAATTATGACAGGCGGCACAGAAAGAGGCTCATTCTGGGGGCAGATTGCAAGATCGGCAACCATGCTCAAGTCTTTTCCTGCAACTGTTGTTAACACTCATTTGTACCGAGGCTTCACCCAGGTCAGCGGAAGAGAGAGGGTGCAATACCTCGGTGGCCTTATAGCGTCTACAACTGTAATGGGAGCATTCGCCATACAAGTAAAAGACCTTGCGGCAGGTCGAGAGCCACGTCCAATAAATGCTGACTTTTGGAAGACTGCTGTTGTTCAGGGTGGAGGGCTTGGCCCGTTTGCGGACTTTGTGATTTCAGATGTCAACCAGTACGGTCAAGGTTTTGTAATGACTGTGGCTGGCCCAATGGCATCTTTTGCAAATGACACGTTTAACTTAACGCTTGGTAACTTGAGCCAAGTTATCAAAGGTGAAGAGACAAACATTTTAGGTGAGGGAGCCAAGTATGTGAAAAACATCACACCTAATACTTGGTACACGCAAGCCATTACCAACTCAATGTTTGATACCTTTAGAGAGTGGGGTGATCCAACCTACGCAAAAAGCTTACGCCAAATTCAAAAGCGAAGAATGAGAGAGTACGGACAAGGCTATTGGTGGGCACCTGGCGAGTCTGTGCTAGAAGTAATTGAGAAGTGAATATAGTATAATTGACAAAATTTTAAGAGGTCATTATGACAGTAACATCTAATCCAACTCGCAACGACTACACCTCTACAGCCAACCAGTCTGTATTCGCTTATTCGTTTAAGATCGTAACAGAGTCTGACATTAAGGTAATCGTTGGTGGCGTTGTTAAGACGCTTACAAGTGATTATACGGTGTCTGGCGTTAACAGTCCGACAGGCGGGAATGTAACCCTTAATGCAGGTATTAGTGCTGGCATAACTGTGAGCCTCATTGGTGATATGGAGTTAGATCGGGATGCAGACTACCAGAACAACGGTGCATTCCTGGCTTCAGATGTTAATGGAGACTTTGACCGTTTGTGGATAGCCACCAATCAACAGGAAACCTCTCTATCTAGGGCCATCACAGCACCAGAGGCAGATGTTCTTTCATCTGGGGCGATGGTTATTCCTAGCATATCGGCTAGGCAAGGCAAGGTTCTGAGGTTTGACAATATTACTGGTGATGTAAATGTAGTTGATTATGTTGACCCTAATATTCTTGTTACTCCTAGTAGCGTTACGACATTCACTAACAAGTCTGGCAACATATCTCAGTGGACTAATGATTCTGGGTACACTACTAACGCTGGTGATATTACTTCTGTAGTTGCAGGTACAGGTCTATCAGGTGGCGCTACCAGCGGATCTGCCACACTGAACATAGACTCTACTGTTGCAACTCTAACTGGCGCACAGACCCTGACCAATAAATCAGGAAACATATCCCAGTGGACTAATGACTCAGGCTATACAACAAACACAGGCGACATCACTGCGGTTGTAGCTGGGACCGCCCTGTCAGGTGGTGCTACTAGCGGCTCTGCAACTCTTAATGTAACCGATAATGGCATTGGCGCGACACAGCTTAATGTATCAGGTGACGGAACGTCTGGTCAGGTATTAGCGTCTGATGGCGATGGGTCATTCTCTTGGGTTGCACAGTCTGGCGGTGGTGGAGGAATATCCTTAACTGATCTTTCTGCTACAGTTGCATCTGCTGGCACAGCTAACCTAGTTTACAATAACACTAACGGTGTGTTCACTTACACCCCGCCTGATCTTTCGTCTTACGTTACAGCATCTGGGACTACCTTTACTGGCAATGTTATCTTCAATGATAATGTTAAAGCTTTGTTTGGCACTTCTTCTGATTTTGAAATATTCCATAACGGAAGCGATACTGTATTTAAAGACTCAGGCTCAGGTATTTTAAAGTACAGTAGTCTTAATGACACAACAGCAGGTGCTATTTTTCAAATTGAAAACACAAGCACTCAAGTAGCATCAGGTTCTTTTGTTGAATTTAAAGATAACTTAGGGTTTACGCCTGTTAAAATAGGTGGTGTTGGTGCGGCTTTTTCTATTATTGTGCAAGGTGATGAAGAGCTTAGAGTAATAGATGGCGAGACGATAGTAAGAAACGCGCTAACTACTGCGTCGATCACAATTTCAGGAGCTATTACAGAGGATTCTGTAACGCTAACTGGTACGACAACTACTATTGACCTAGCAACTGCTACTAACTTCACGCACACCCTGACAGGTGCTACAACTTACACCTTCAGCAACCCAGCAACTACAGGAAATGCTACAGCTTTTACCCTTAAAGTTATTCAGGACTCTACAGCCCGTACAATTACATGGCCTGCTAGTGTTGACTGGGCAGGAGGAACAGCCCCTACGCTTACAGCAACAAGTGGCGGTGTAGATGTTTTTGTGTTCTATACCATTGATGGCGGTACAACCTACTATGGCTTCACGGCTGGACAGGCAATGGCATAATGAGTAGCGTAGCTAAAAAGTTATTATTCAGTAAAGCATCGTCATTAACTACAGGCCAGTTTACTAAAGGCGTGTTGATGGGAGCTAGTGATGGAACGGCTGTAAATGTTGCTGATGTAGATGATATGTCAATTGAGGATAATGTTGCTAGTACCAGCTTGAATCTTGCCTATGCAAGTTCCGTAGACTCTACAAGAGACTTGGCGTTTTACAGCAATGTACTCGCGGACGAACTAACCTGTGTGGATTTTAGCGACATATCAAATATCAGCATTACAGACTCAATTATAGACAGCGACAAATTTGATTTTACAAGAGGTGTTGCAGCAGACCCCACTACAGAAACTGTTTATGTTTCTGGTCAGACCCCCAACTACTTCAATGCTGTTGATTATAGCAACCCTGCAAGTATGTCTATAACGAGCAGCCTATCTACTACTTATAATGGCGATTTAATTGTTGTAGACACTGCTAGAGACACTGCATTTATGAAAGCGGGAGGGCGGCTAATATCTATTAACATAGCTAACCCTGCTAGCATGTCAGAAAGAACAACTTTAACTTCTAGCACTAACATGGCCACCGCTGGAGGCTTGGCAATAGATACTACAAACGATCTTGTTTTTACCGGTCACTTTGCTAATGATAGGGTTGCTGTTATAGATACATCAAATGTTGCAAGTTTATCGGTTATTAGTAACCTTTCTGACGCGACAAACTTAAATCAACCGACTGTATTGGCAACTGACCCAAGTAAAGAGTTACTTTTTTGTTTATGTTTAGACAGCTTATCGGTTGTAGATTATAGCAATACTTCATCTATGAGTATTACAGACACTATTTCTGAAGTTAATCTTGGTGGAGGAAACTCTAGGAGCTTGGCAGTAGACCCAGCGCGGGAATTGCTTTTTGCCAAAGCTAGAACGGAAGACTCCTCTATATATGTATATGATTATTCTGACCCCAATAACGTAACACTTGCTGATACAATTGTAGGCACATCCACTGTGTTTAATGGCGGCCACTTTGTGTTGGGCGGGATAGCATCTTAATTAAAAGGAATAGAGCATGTTAGTAAAAATAGTAAATGACGCTGTAGATACTTTTCCGTACAGCACAAGACAATTAAAGCAAGACAACCCAGGCACATCTTTCCCTGATGCAATAGCGGATTTAGACCTGTCTGACTACGGTGTTTATAGTGTAACTGTAAGCACTAAGCCCTCTGCTGCTCACGATGAAAAAGCAGTAAGCAATGATGCGCCTACATTGATAGATGGTGTGTGGACTTTAGGCTGGACAGTTAGAAGCTTGACCGAAGACGAAATAGAGTCAGAAGCTAAGGTAGTAAGGCTTGATCGTGATGAGTTGCTTTCAGAATGCGACTGGACACAGATGCCTGACAGTCCGTTAGACGACAGCACAAAGGCTTCTTGGGCTACATACCGCACAGCATTGCGAGACATCTCAACACAAACAGATTTCCCAACTAACGTAACCTGGCCTACAGCGCCTTAAAGGAAAATAAAATGAAATACTTATTAGCACTAGCAACACTAGCCCTTATGGGATGTAACACATTTAATGGCGCAGTAGATGGATCGCAAGAGATTCTGACCAGCACTGTAGACTCAGCACAGACTATGG